CATAAATTTCTACATAATCACCTGCTGATAAATCTAAAATAGCAATAAGGATTGCTGAACCATAAGGAATACCTCCCGCAGAATATCCTGTACTTCTGTGACCTACACTAACCTCACTACCATTTTTATAAATAAATAAACTTAATGAAGTGCTAACATTAGCTGCTCTTACTTTTGCATGGAAAAAATATTTACCTGCTTTGCCTGAAGGCACAGTAAATTTTGAATCTGCAAATGCAGTATCAGTATCTATAAGTTCACTTGTAAATGTTAATTTTGTAACTGTATTATTACTTAAATTTTGAGTTGCGTCTAAAATTACAGAGAATACTGGTTCACTAGATGCTTTTATATATGAGTAGTCGACTCTTTTTATTGTACCTGCATCCGATACTAAAAACTCATCTGTGTCTGCAGGAGTAGCACCTAAAGCTGTTTGTCCTGATATAATATTATCGTTTAAATGCTCACTTTCTACTGCATCATCTACAATAGAATTAGCTGTTACAGAATCATTAGGAACGTCAATAGTTCCTACAGACTTTGCTTGATGAACAACATAAATATTGTTTGTGCCGCTAGGAGGTGCACCAGTAAACGTTAATGTTGTTCCACTTAAAGTGTATGCTGAGTTGGGGTCTTGACGAACATTTTCTACAAAAACTTCTATATCTAATGTTGAAGAAGGCGCTACATCTAAAGTGAATGCAGTTGTGCTTCCATCACCATTAAACCTTTTACCTTGAAGAGATTGAAAAGTATTTCTGGTATCTAAAGGTGTACCAATAAAAGGCATCTTATGTTATCTCCATTATTGACAAAGCAATGTCAGCTGCACCTGATGCCGCTAATGAAAGCGTATCGGTGGTCTCCATTACTACTTTGTTGCCCGCGAGCAACTCTAAAGTTCCGCCAACAGGAATAGGTGCGTTAGTAACAAGCTCAACCGCCTGGTTGGCCTCGTTATTTGCTCCTGCTCTGTTAGAGGTGTCTGAACTTAAAGTAACTGAAGCAGTAATTTGTCCAGTTGTAGTGTTGCCTACCATAATACCAAGAACAACAGTTGTTGTAGAACTTGCTACTGTATAAATAACATCTGAACTAGTAACTCCTGCTTTTGTTACGACTTTAAAAGTATTTGCCATTTAGCCTCCTTTATATATTACCCTAATGCTATTGCAAGAGCCGTAGGATCCTCTTGAGAGAACCCTTGAGCTGTCATTAAAGTTACCACTCTAGATAATGCTGCTTTACGGTTTGTCCCGCCAGCACCATCATCTACTATAATTAAATCAGATGTTGTTAAATCTGCTCCAATGTCTGAACCACCATCAATTTCTAAAGCGGTTAACGCTACTTTACCTGCCGTAGATATCGTAGCTAATTTTGTATCTGCAATTGCAGCACTTGATTTAATGTCTGCGTTTACAATGTTTGTAATTGTATTGTTATCTGAATCTATTGATTTGTTTGTTAAAGTTTGTGTTGATGCAATACCTGCAATTGTATCTGTTGTTGCAGGTAATGTTAATGTCGTGTTACCAGAAAAATCAGCATGCGCTGGTGCTTGAATAGCTGCGTAGTGAGCATTTGATGACTCACAATAAAATCTAACTTGTGATTGTGCGCCTGTATTTTTAACATCTACAACACCGCCCTCAACCGTTAAGTCGTCTCCTACACTAACATCAGCAGTTACTGTTAAATTACCGCTGCTATCTACTTTAAGTCCATTACCAGAACCAACTGTGCCACCTGATTTAATTACTAAATTATCACTATCTGAATCATCAACAGCGATATGAAACTTATCAGCACCTTGAGTATCTAATATGATAGCAGGATCACCTGAGGCTACATCTATTTCTATGTTACCTGTAAAAGTTGCACCTGATAAACTTGCAAACAAAGAAGTTACGTTTGTGCCACCTATAGTTATTGCATCAGCTTCTACTGTGCCATCAAAGAAAGCATCTTTAAACTCTAGTGAGCTAGTTCCTAAGTCTACATCATTGTCAGTTACAGGAGCTAAAGCACCATCAATTAATTTAATTTGATCAGCACCTGAAGCTCTGAATAAAATATTATTATCAGTGGCAAAATCAATGTCATTGTCAGCATCTCTACCGACTACTAAACTTGTATTTTTTATGGAAGATATATTTAAATTATCACTGCCGTCTTCGAAAACTAATTTACTTGCAGGTATTGTACAAAATACGTCTTTTGTACCTGCACTAAAATCTACAGCACTGTCACTATTAGAACTAGATATGACTGTAGTTCTTGTTAGATCAGAACTGTCACCATCTAAAGTTCCAAGGCCTACCTCAAACTCTGCTTGGTCTTGATGTGCAATACAATAATAAACTGTATTTGAATTACCAATACCAGCTGCAAAAGTTTCAAAACCGGTAACTGCTCCAGATAAGGAGACCGCACCTGTACCTGTCGTGGTTGTGGTTTCTTTTACTCTGTCGTTAATTACTAACGCCATTTAAATTCTCCTATGCTAATCTTAATATAGCGTTACTAGCATCAGCGGTAGGAAACTGAATTGTAAAAGTTCCACTGGTAGAAGTTTTATCACCACCAAAATCTAAAACAGCTACAGCTTTGTTTGATTGAGAGCTATTATAAATTAATGCTCCTCTTGCTGTAATTGTTGCAGAGGTGAAAGAGATATCAGCGAAATCACAAATAGCAGTTGTTCCAGAAGTTGTAGGCGTAACACTTGTTAAAGATCCCCCACCTGAACTATATGTCCCTGAATCAGATACCTCGTTAGAGGTGCTAAACGCAGTTGTGCTAGCACCTAATGAAGCACTACTTGTGTATAAAGCTATTTTAAAAGTATCACCTGAACTCGCTGTAAAGTTGTGTGTTCCTACTAATAACTCTTGTTTAAAACTTGTACAAACAGCTTGACTTATTGCCATGTTTTATTCTCCTATGGGTTTTTTGACTGCAAAGGAGTTCTTAACGCTCCGTGCATATATTCATCTCTTCGGTGTCTTCCTTGTTGTTCTATAACCAACTCTTGAAGAGCACGTTGATATGATTGTTCATAAATTTGCAGCATTTGAGCTGGTCCCTTCAAAAACTTGAAGGCTTCT